CATCATGTCCAGCCTGCAGACCTTCGGCCAGCAGAAGCCCATCGTGGTCAGCAAGGACCTCGAGGTGATTGCGGGGCACGGCACGCTCGCTGCCGCCATGCGGCTGAAGATGCCGAAGGTGTGGATCGTTCGCTCGCACCTGTCCTACGACGACGCGCAGGCCTACGGCATCGCGGACAATCGGACGGCAGACCTCGCGAAGTGGGACGAGACCGTGCTGCGCGAGTCGCTCGCGGAGATCGCCGCGTCGGACAAGGCGCTGCTCGCCGCTTCGGGCTTCTCGAAGAAGGAGACCGAGGCGCTGCTCGCGGCGGCCGCCGGCCAGCCGCTCAGTACGCTCGGGGAGAAGTACGACGAGCAGTGCGTCGACGATGTCGAGTGGAGACACTGCGAGGAGTGCGGACACCGATGGCCAAAGTGAAGCAGCCCAGCGTCATCAGCACCTTCGCAGGTTGCGGCGGCTCGTCGCTCGGCTACCGGCTGGCGGGCTGCAAGGTTCGGCTCGCCGTCGAGTGGGACGACGGCGCGTACGCCATCTACCGCCGCAACCACCCCGAGACGGACATCTACCACGGGGACATCGCCATGCTGTCGGTCGACGAGGCGCTCGCGCGCACGGGCCTCAAGCCCGGCGAGCTCGACATCTTCGACGGCTCGCCGCCGTGCCAGGGGTTCAGCATGGCGGGACGGCGGAACATCGAGGACCAGCGCAACCAGTTGTTCCGCGAGTACGTCCGCCTGTTGCGCGGGCTGCAGCCGCGGGCGTTCGTGATGGAGAACGTCGGCGGCATGGTCGTCGGCAAGATGCGGCTCATCTTCGCCGAGATCCTCCGCGAGCTGAAGGCAAGCGGCTACCGCGTCGCGGCGCGGAAGCTGATGGCATCGGACTACGGCGTGCCGCAGGCGCGGGTGCGGATGATCTTCGTCGGCGCGCGCGAGGACCTCGGCATCGAGCCGAGCCACCCCGCACCGACGCATGCGCCCGTGTCCGCCCAGCAGGCGCTCATCGGTCTCGAGCAAGACGAGGCAGAGATCGCCCGCCTGCTCGAGATCGGCAAGACGCGCAAGGCGTACAGCATGTGGGAGTTCATGCGCCCCGGGCAGAACCTCACCAAGATCGGCCTGAAGAACGGGTTCAACACCGTCAAGGTCGACCCGATGCGCCCGTGCCCGACCATCACCAAGAGCCTCGCCTACCTCGGCCTCGGCGGGCTGATGCACTGGGCAGAGCAGCGCCCGTTCACCGTCGCGGAGTTGAAGCGGTTCAGCGCCTTCCCCGACGACTTCGACTTCGGCGACGACTACAAGAACGCCGTCGAGCGCATCGGCAACACCGTGCCACCGCTGCTGATGAAGGCGGTCGCGTCGCACATCCGCGCCACCATCCTCGAGGTCAAGCCATGAGCGGCCCTCCCCCGAAGCCAACCTCGATGCTGAAGCTCGCCGGGTCATGGCGGGCGAACAAGCGCCAGGGCGAACCCACGCCGGCGCACGCTCCGCCGAAGATGCCGGACTGGTTGGACGACGAAGGCAAGGGCGCATGGAAGCAGCTCGTGCCGATCCTCACGCGGATGCGCGTGCTGACCGAAGCGGACGGCTTCGCGCTCGCGGTGCTGTGCGAGGCATGGTCGAGATACCGCCGCGCCACCGACATGCTCAACCAGTACGGGGACGTCTACCCCGTCAAGAACCCCGACGGGTCGCTGAAGATGCTGCGCCGTTCGCCGTACTCGGCGATGCAGATGGAGTTGGCGTTGAATGTCCGCCGCATGCTCGCAGAGTTCGGGCTGACGCCCGCCGCGCGCGGTCGGTTGATCGCACTACCAGAGGACAAGAACCATGGCAAAGCGGCGCTCTTCTCGAAGCACGGCCAAGCGGGATGAGTGGGCGCCCGAGGCGTTCAACACCCTGCCCGGCTACGACGCGATCGAAACTCGCGGCGACAGCGTGTGGACGCCGAAGGCGGCGCAGCATGTCATCGAGTTCATCGAAGGCGTGTGCACCCACGCCAAGGGAACATGGACGGGAAACCGCTTTCGCCTACTGCCGTGGCAGCGCGCGCTCGTCGGCAACCTGTACGGGTGGCTGCGTCCTGACGGCACGCGCCGCTACCGTGAGGCGGGCATCTGGGTGCCGCGCAAGAACGGCAAGACGGAGTTGCTCGCGCCGCTCGGCCTGTACCACCTGCTCGCCGACGACGAGCCGACCCCCGAGGTAGTGTCGTTCGCCGCCGACCGCAAGCAGGCGAAACTGGTCTTTGAGCGGGCTCGCACCATGATCCGCGCCGAGCCCGAGTTGGAGTCGCGCGTCGAGGTCTACCAGAACCGCATCGTCGCGCCGACCCTCGGCGGCGTGTGGGCAGCCATGAGCAGCGACGCCCCGACCGCGCACGGCATGCACGTGTCGTTCGCCATCGGCGACGAGATCCACGCCATGGGAAACCGCCGCGAGTTGTGGGAGGCGATCCAGACCTCGATGGGCGCACGCATGCAACCGCTGATGGTGTCCATCACGACCGCCGGCACCGCGCGCGAATCCCTCGAGTGGGATCAGTACGACTACGCGTGCAAGGTCCGCGACGGCATCATCGACAACCCCGCCTACCTGCCCTGCATCTACGAGGCGACTGATGCAGTCGACTGGCGCTCGCCCGAGGCGTGGGCCGTCGCCAACCCCTCGCTCGGCATCTCGCTGCAGGAGGCTTGGCTGTCGGAGGAATGCAAGCGGGCGCAGGAGCAGCCGTCGTACGAGACCCCGTTCCGCACGCTCCACCTCAACCAGCACGTCACCGCCGACATCCGCTGGGTGCGCATGGCGGACTGGGATGCCTGCTGCCATGCCGTCGAGGAGGACCGCCTGACGGGCCTGCCGTGCTACCTCGGCATCGACCTCGGCGAGGTCAGCGACCTGACCAGCCTGACGGCGGTGTGGATCGACGGCGACGAGTACCACGTCCGCAGTTGGTCCTACGCCCCCGAGGACGGAGCCGAGCGGCGGCAGAAGCGCGACCGCGTGCCGTACCTCGATTGGTCGCGGCAGGGCTGGCTGAAGTTGACCCCGGGAGACGCAACCGACTACGAGTTCCTGCGGGCCGAGATCAAACGGCTCGTCGAGCGGCATCGCATCGTCGCGGTCGGCTACGACCCCAACAACGCGGGCGGCCTCGCGCAGCAGCTCGAGAACGACGGCCTGAAGTTGCGGCGCGTGCCGCAGTCGTTCCTGCACATGAGCGGCCCGACCCGCCGATGGGAGGCGGGCGTCGTCGGCCGCAAGCTCTACCACGACGGCAACCCCGTGCTCACGTGGGCGATGAGCAACACCGTCGTCGAGCTCGACTACAACAACAACCCGAGGCCGTCGAAGCGGCGCTCGGTCGAGAAGATCGACCCCGTCGTGTCGGGCATCATCGCCCTCGCGGTAGCGCTCGACGGCACCCCGCTGATACGCTCCCCCTACGAGGACCGTGGCATTCAATGGCTCTGAAAGACTTCCTCCCAACCTTCCTGCGCAAGACCGAGGTGCGCGCGTTGCGCTTCGAGGAGAACAGTCCTGTCGGCATGCCCGTGTCGTCGGGCATCCAGGCCTACATCGCCAACTGGGCTGAGACCGGTCGGTACATCACGCCCGAGATCGCGCGCAGCAGCCCGAGCGTCCATGCCTGCACGATGCTCATCTCGCAGAGCATCGCCCGCATGGAGTGGCGAGTGCTGCTCGACACGGGCAAGCACCAGCAGCCGATCCGCGAGCACCCGCTCTACGCGCTCCTCAACGTCGAGCCCAACCCGTTCATGGGCGCGCTCACATGGCGGCAGTCGATGCTGCTCGACTGCCTGCTGTACGGCAACGGCTACTCGTTCATCGAGCGCGACGCCAGCGGCCGCCCGATCAGGCTCGAGAAGTTGCGCCCCGACCTGATGACCGCGATGCGCGCGCCGGACAACTCGGTGGTCTACGCGTACGCGGCGGGCTTGCCGGGTGCGCGCACCTTCGCGGCGTACGACATCTTCCACCTCATCGGACCGAGCGCGGACGGCCTCATCGGCGAGCCGCCCATCTATCTCGCGCGCCAGCTCATCGGCATCGAGATCGAGGCAGAGTCGTTCGTGTCGTCGTTCTTCCAGAACGGCGCGCGCCCAGCCGGCGTGCTGCAGGTTCAGGGGCAACTGTCGCCCGAGGCGTTCGCTCGGCTCAAGGAGTCGTGGCAGTCGATGCAAGGCGGCGCCCGCAATGCCGGCCGCATCGCCATCCTCGAGGCAGGCTACGAGTTCAAGCAGATCAGCGTGAACCCCGAGGACGCGCAGTTGATCGAGCTGCGGCGCTACTGCCGCGAGCAGATCGCCGCGGCGTTCGGCGTGCCGCCGCACATGGTCGGCGACTCGGGCAAGCAGTCCTACGCCAGCGCCGAGCAGGCCGACCTCGAGTTCACCAAGCACACGCTCGGCACATGGGCGAGCCGCCTCGAGGAAGAGGCGAGCCGCAAGTTGGTCCGCCCCGGCGAGCGCATCACGACGAGCATCTCGTTCGACGCCCTCACGCGCGGCGACATGGGCGGGCGGTTCAGCGCCTACGCCACCGCGCTGCAGCACGGCTTCCTGACCATCAACGAGATCAGGGCCCGCGAGGGTCTGGCACCCGTTCCCGGCGGCGAGCACATCCGCGCCCCGCTCAACCTCGGCCCGCGGCCCGTCAAGGTCAAGGAGCCGACTGATACCCCGACCGGGCCCGACGCGACCGCCCAAGGCATCGGCCAGTTGCAGGCCATCACCGCCCTCGCCGCCACCGTCGCCAAGGGCGAGGTGCCTGCAGAGGCCGCCTCTGGCATCATCGCCGCCGCGTTCCCCCTGCTCGACAACGACGCCATCGCCGCCATCATCGAGCCGCTTGCCGCCAAGGCCGCCCAGAAGCCCCCACAGCCCCCGCCGCCGTCGGGCCCCCCAACCGCACCCCCGCCAGAGCCGAAGCCCTCTGGGGGCGAACCAGCCCCGCCAGACGCGGAACCACCCACCGCCACCCCGCCGACCGGACGCGCGCAGGTCGGCGCCACCATCCAGCGCGACTGCGGGACGGGTTCCGGCGGCTTCCAGCCCGGCAACGACTGCGGCGGTGGTGGTGCTGATGGCGGCGCCAGCGACAGCAGCGACGCCGCTGATGCAGGCAAGGACATCCCCGCCGCATCGGAGCTCAAGACGGTCAAGACCCTTGGCGGGTCGACCGGAGCCAAACTCGCCGTCGACGCCGACGGCAACCAGTTCGTCGTGAAGGGCGGCAACTCCCCCGAGCATGTCCGCAGCGAGGCCGCTGCCAACGACATCTACCGCGCCGCGGGCGCGCCTGTCCCCGACCACCGCCTCGACGAGTCCAACCCGTCGCAGCCGAAGCAGATCACGAGGTTCGTTGATGGCAAGCCGCTCGGCGCCGTCAAGGGCGAGGCCTTCGAGAAGGCGGCCGCCGCGCTGCGCGAGGACTTCGCCACCGACGCGCTCGTCGCCAACTGGGACGTCATCGGCATGAGCCGCGACAACGTGCTCGTGCCCAACGACGGCTCGCCGCCGATGCGCGTCGACAACGGCGGCTCGCTCGCCTTCCGCGCGCAGGGCGGACCGAAGGCCTTCGGCCCGAAGGTCGGCGAGCTCGACACGCTCCGCACCTCCGACCAAGGCCGCGCCATCTTCGGCAAGTTGACCGACGGGCAGGTCGCGTCGCAAATCAAGCGGCTGGCGGGTCGACGGGCCTCGATCATCAAGGCAACGCCCGAGCCGTTGCGCGAGGTCATGGGTCAGCGCCTCGACTACATGGAGCGATGGGCGAAGGAGCGCGGCGCGCGCGCCGCCGAGGTCCTGACCATCCGCATCGTCACCGAGGACGAGATCCGCGCGTGCGTCGCCGACAAGATCAAGGTGCTGAAGGCAGAGGGCTACGACGACGATCAAGCGCTCGCCATCGCGCTCGACTACTGCGGCGCGGACGAGGAGCGCGACTGCGGCACTGGGTCTGGCGGATTCCAGCCCGGCAACGAATGCGGCAAGGGAGGCGGGTCAGGCGGCGCCGCCGATGGCGGCAAGCAGGGCACCCACGACATCAAGTTGCCGCGAGATCCGAAGCGCCTCACCATCGACCAGGCCGACGCCGTGATGAAGCAACTCGGCTACAAGCTCGAGAGCAAGCCATCGCCTGCGGGCATGACCTTCAAGCTGACGGACTCTAGCGGCAAGACCGACACCGTCGACATCGCCAAGCTGCGGGACATGATCTACAAGAGCTCGAGCGATCCCGCCGACCATCAGGTGAAGATCCCGAAGCCGCGCCGCGACGACGAGGAATGGGACGAGGAGCGCGACTGCGGCACGGGGTCTGGCGGCTTCCAACCCGGCAACGACTGCGGCGGCGGCAAGGGCGGCGGCGGTGATGACTCCGACCCGTCGCCAAGCGCCAGCAAGAAGCCGGGCGACTGGATGGAGAAGAAGGGATATCCAAAGGACGCCATCAAGACCGCTGGCGACGCCAAGCTCTACGCCTGCCTCGTGGCCAAGCACGAGGAAGATGGGCTCAGCAAGAGCGAGGCAAAGAAGGCTGCCGCCAACGAGATGAAGAACAGCAGCGACGAGGCCAAGGCAAAGGCCGGCTTCGAGTTCGGCATCAACATGTCGGCGGAAGAGAACCAGGTCGCGGCCAAGACGCTGAAGAACGACCCCGGCATCTACGCCAAGGAGAAGGCCGTCGCCGCGGGACTCATCAAGGCGGCGGCATCTGGCTCGCAGGCGAATGTCCCTCCGCTGCAGGCCAAGCCAACCGCGCCGCCAGCGCAGCAGAAGCACGAGGCTCCGAAGCCGGTCACGCCGCCGAAGGACCCGACCAAGGAGCCGGCCAAGCAGGCGCCAAAGACCGAGGCTGGTCCCAGCGCAACGCCCGGCAAGCCGCCGGTTGGGATACTTCCAACAGACAGGCCGAAAGATTGGGAGTCCGCCCATCCAACCCCGGTGCTGACGGAAACACAGAAGGCCGTCGTGAACAGCGCGCCCATCGCCAAGGAAGCAGTCGACAGCTACTCGGGCTCGGGCTATTCAGGCATCAACGCCGCGCTTCGGCAGGCAAAAGTGGAGGCATGGAACAGCGGCACCTCGGCGCTCACAACACTCAGCAAGGAGCAGGCGATGCGAGTCGCGGCGCTCGATGTCGTCACGCGCGTTGGGCTGCGTGAACCTCCGCCGTCCGAGGTGTATCGCGGCGTAAAGTCCAACGACTTCACTCGGTATGTCGACAGCCTCGGAGTCGGGCAGACATTCACCGACTCTGGATTCGTGAGCACATCAACCGAATGGTGGACGGCTAACAACTTTGGCAACGCAAGCGGCGGCACCATCATGAAGATCAAGACGCGGCAAGGCCTAAGCATCAAGGCGTGGTCCAGCCATTCAGGCGAGAACGAGGTGCTGTTGCCGCGCGGCTCGCGGTTCAAGATCACAAGCAAGGAATGGCGCTACACGCCGGGCACAGGTGCACGCCTGTACATCGAGGCAGAGCATGTGGAGACCAACTGATGCCAGCACCTGAAGACGACTTCCCGCCGATCATCCTCGAGAACGAGCCGGGCGCCGAGGAGAAGTTGCGCCGCGCGCTCGAGACCGATCTGCCGCTGCGCGAGATGGCGCGCATGATCGCCGCGGGCATCGACCCGTCCGAGGCCTACGACACCGTGATGGCCGAGGAGAAGAAGCGCCATGCCAAGTGACGGGCACAAGCCGACGGCCGGCATGAAGGCCGAGGCCGAGCGCGGCCTCAAGTGGCGGCAGGAGTTCAACCGCGGCGGCACCGCCGTCGGCGTTGCCCGCGCGCGAGACATCGCCAACGGCCGCAACCTGTCGGACGACACCGTGCGGCGCATGGCGTCGTACTTCGCCCGGCACGAGGTCGACAAGAAAGGCCAGGGCTGGAGCCCCGGCGAAGAAGGCTTCCCATCAGCAGGCCGCATCGCGTGGGCGCTGTGGGGAGGAGATCCCGGTAGGTCGTTCGCGGAAACCATTACCGCGCGACTCGACAAGGAAGGACGATCCGCCATGCTTGAGATCCGCACCAAGACCAACACCCTCGAGCTGCGCTGCCCTCCCGAAAGCAGGGGCCTGCTGCGCGGCTACGCGTCCACCTTCGACGACCCCTACGACATGGGCCGCTTCGACGAGGTCATCGCCCCGAGCGCGTTCAAGCGCACCCTCGAGGCCAACCCCGACGTCGTCGCGCTGGTCAACCACGACAGCGCCAAGCCCATCGCAAGGACGACCAACGGCTCGCTCCGCCTGTTCACGGACGAGCGCGGGCTCGGCGTCGAGATCGAGCCCATCGCCACCACATACGCGGCAGACATGATGGAAGCCGTCCGGGCGGGAGTCGTGAACGCCATGAGTTTCGGCTTCAACGTCAAGGCCGACCGATTCGAGCAGCGGGGGGGCAAGGTCACCCGCATCATCGAGGACGTCGACCTGCACGAGGTGTCGGTCGTGTCGTTCCCCGCCAACCCCGGCACCAGTGTCAAGCTCGACGCCCGCAGCTTCGAGCGGTGGGCCGACGAGCAGGTCGCCCGCCGGCGCTTCTTCATGATCCCCGAGGCTTGATCTATCAAGCGCGCAACTGATAGGCTCCCCGCCATGCTCGACTTTGACGACGAGACAACTCTGCCGCGCGGCCTGAAGGCCGAGGACATCGACCACCTCGCAAGCAAGTACATGCTGCGCGGTGCCGCGCGCATGACGGGCGCGGAGATCCGCGCGCTCGGCGAGCACAAGGGCACGGCCAACGCGCAGATCGGCGAAGGCTTCTACCTCGCGCCGTCGACCTTCGCCAAGGAGTGCGTCTACAAGATCAAGGCGCTGAGCCCCCTGCGACTCCACGGCGCGAAGGTGTTCCGCAATGTCGGGCGGGAGTTCAGCATCCCGACGGTCGAGACCTCGCCGACTGTCGCGCAGTTGGCGCGCGGCAACTCGGTCGCCAACCCCGGCGACATCGCGATCGAGGCAAACGAGACATCGCCGACTTTCAACCGCCCGATCATCAACAACATCAGCCCGTCAACGGGCGTGAAGCTGTATCCGAAGCCGCGCACCGTGCAGGTCAAGGTGAGCCGCGAGTTGCTCGAGGACACCACGCAGGACAACGGCCCGCACCTCGAGCGACTGCTCGCGGACATGGCGGCGCAAGAGTTCGCCGACATCGAGACATCGGAGACGATGACGGGAACGGCGACCGGGGACACCGAGACCAACTTCCGGAACATCGGCATCGTCACGCAGCTGACGCAGGCCGGGCGCATCAACACCGCCTTCGGCATCACGGCCGGCTCGGTCACTGGCCTCGAGCTCGGGCAGGTCATCGAGCAGTTGTCGAGCGGTCGTTTCGCGCGCGCCATCTGGGTCATGCGTCCGCAGTTCCTCGGCACGTTCGACGCCGCCGCCTACGCTGGACTCCTCGCGACGCAGCGACCGGGCCGCGACAATCTCGCGCCATGCCTGCACCTCGCCGGGCGCCCGCTCGTGCTGGAGCCGCGCGTGAACGTCAACTCGTTCGCGACCGGCGTGCAAGGCATCCTGCTCGATCCCAGCGCGTTCATCTTCGCCGAGAGCGGTCCGCCCGTGATGTGGCGCCGCCTCGAGGAGTTGAAGGCCGAAACGAACGAGGTCGTGTTCCAGGCCATTCGCCGCTACGACTTCATCCTCGCCGACCTCAACGCAGGCTACGCCATCAGGGCCTGATTGATTCCACCACCATCCGCACCACACCCAACAAAGGGAAACACAATGGCTGACAACGAGATGACCCCCACCACCGCGCCCGCCGAGGGCGACCAGTACCGCGCGCTCGTCGACGAGATGGGCAAGCTCTACGAGCGCATGCGCGGCCTCATCGCCAAGGCGAACGGCGCCGGCGAGATGAGCTCCGACGAGGAGGAAGAGCTCGCCCGCATGCAGAAGAAGTACGACCAGCTGCGCAAGCTGAAGGAGCAGAACGTGAACCTCATGCGCCTCACCAACGACACCCGCTCGTTCGCCGAGCCGCGCGTCGAGCGCGCCGCCGTGCGCCACAGCACCGCGCTCTGCCCGACGCAGGGCGAGTACCGCGACGCGTTCGCGTCCTACCTCAAGGGACCGCGCGCGATGGGCGAGATGGAGCGTCGCGCGCTCAGCGAGGGCGTCGATGTGGACGGCGGCTACCTGCCGTCGCAGGACTTCTACGGCACGCTCATGAAGGTGCTCGAGCAGCAGGTCGTGTTCCGCCGCGTGGCCAACGTCATGAACCTCGGCGCGTTCAAGACCAACATCGCGCTCGAGTCGACCATCACCGCCGCGACGTGGGGCGCTGAGGCCACAGCCATCGGCGAGACCACGCCCGCCTTCGGCCAGATGATCCTGCAGCCCCGCCGGCTCAGCGCCATCGCGAAGGCCAGCATCGAGCTCATCGAGGACGCGCCCGCCCGCGGCGCAGGCTTCTCGGTGGAGACCATCGTGACCGACCAGCTGACCCGCGCGTTCGCGCAGGCGGAAGAGTCGGCCTTCTGCACGGGCGTCGCCGCGTCCAACCAGCCGGTCGGCATCTTCACCTACACCACCAGCGGCATCGCTGATGGCAAGACGGTGGCGAGCACCTCGGCCATCACCGCCAACGAGATCCTCGACTGGATCTACTCGCTGCCCCGCGCGTACCGCGAGCAGAAGTCGACCTGCATCGTCACCAGCGACGCGGTGCTCGGCCTCATCCGCAAGCTCGCCAGCCCGGGCACCAACACGTTCCTGTCCTACCTGTGGCAGCCGTCGTTCGTGCTGGGCGAGCCCGACCGCCTGTGCGGCTTCCCGATCTACGCGTCGCCCTACGCGCCCGCCATCGCGGCCGGCGCGCGCGTCGCGGTCATCGGCGACTTCAGCCGCTACCACATCGGCCAGCGCTCGGCCATGAGCGTCAAGGTCCTGCGCGAGCTCTACGCTGGCACCGGGCAGATCGGCTTCCAGGCCATCGCGCGCCTCGATGCGGGCTGCAGCAACTACAGCGCGTTCAAGTACCTCCGCATGGCGACGGCCTAATCGGCTCGCTCTTCTTCTCCCCCGCCGAGGGGCGAGGCTCCTCTGGGCCTCGCCCCTCTTCTCATCAGGAACCCCCATGAAGATCCGAATGCTGGAAACCCTGTCGGGAGTCGACTACGTCCTGACCGCGGGCGAAACCGTCGACCGTCCCGACGCAGAGGCGCAGCGCTTCATCACCGCAGGCATCGCCGTCGCGGTTGATGAGCCCAAGCGCGAGACCACCACCAAGGCCGCCAAGTCGCGCGCCGTGAAGGAGTGACCATGCCGAGCATCGTTGATGGAGCCGTCTACCTGTCGCACGCCGCCATCAGCGCGCCGGCCTCCGAGCCTGTCACCCTCGCGGAAGCGAAGGCGCACAGCAACGTCGTCCATGCCGACGACGACGCCGTCATCACCGCGCAACTCGTCGCGGCGCGCGACTACATCGAGGCCCTCATCAAGGCACCGCTGATGCAGCGGTCCTACCGGCTGCGGCTCGACCGCTTCCCATCGGCGAATGCACTGATGCTGCCGGGCTGGCCCGTGCAGTCCATCACCGCGGTGCGCTACATCGACCCAACCAACACCCAGCAGACGATGAGCAGCACCCTGTACGCCCTCGATGCCGACTCGTCGCCCGCCCGACTCACGCTCGCGCGAGGCGCTGCGTGGCCGGCAGTCGGCATCGAGGCGGGTCTGTGGGGCGTCGAGGTGGAATACGTTGCCGGCTACACCAACGCCGCAGCCGTGCCCCAGCCGCTCAAGCAAGCGCTCCTGCTGGTGTTCGGGCACTGGTACGACAACGCCCGCGAGACCGCGGTGGCCGACAATCTGCGCGAGGCGCCGCACGCCGCCGAGACCCTCTGCCGCACCTTTACCCGCACGAGGTGGGTCGTATGAGTGGCCGCAACATCAGGTTCGGCGCAGCCAGCCTGCGCCACGTCGTCACCGTCCAGAACCCCGGCACGGGCCGCGACACGCTCGGCCAGCCCGTCACCACATGGGTCACGGGCGGAAACGTCCGCTGCAGCATCGACACCATGCAGGGAAACGAGTCCGTCTACGCCCTCGGCCAGCAGGCGCAGGTGTCGCACAAGATCACGGTGCGCGCCTACGCCCACGGCATCACCACCGCATCGCGGCTGCTGTGGTCGGTCAAGGGCGGCGGTACGCGCACCTTCATGGTGGCCAGCATCGTCGACCCCGAGAACATCGACCACGTGCAGCACATCCTCGCCAAGGAGGTCGTGCCATGAGCAACAAGTACGCCCTCGCAACCAAGGCCGGCTACAGCGGGCTCAAGGTCGACCTCGGCAGCATCCGCGTGCAGCTCAAGGGAGTCGAGGGGGCAGAGGAGTTGATTGCCGCCTTCGGCGCGCTCGGCGGTCGCGCGCAGCAGAACCTGTATCGCCGAGCCATCCGTCCTGGCCTCATGGCCATCGCGAAGGAAGCGCGCGCGCTGACCCACAACGTGCCGGTCAGGTCGGGCCAGGAATCGCGCGAGAGCAAGGGCGACGAGGACGGCTCGCTGCGCGACGAGGTCGCGCGCGCCATCAAGCTGCGCGTCGGCGTGAAGGCCAAGAAGGGCGTCTACGGCAATGTCGCCGTCAGGTACCCCAAGCGAGCACGCAACGAGAACCGCCTCGGCAAAGACCGCAAGGCGGCCCTCGCGCACCTGCTCGAGTGGGGCTTCACGCTCAAGACCGCATGGCGCGGCTATCCCCGCAAGCAGCCCATCGAGATCGAGGGTGCGGAGTTCATGACCAGCGCGTTCGAGCGCATCGGACCACGCGCCGAGCGCATGATCCGCGCCGCGCTGCAGGAGTTGATCCGCAACCCCGGCATCGGCAAGAAGGCATTCGCCACAAGCATGGAGGCGGTGGTCTGATGGCACGGATCGAGCAAGGCATCTACGCGCTGCTCAGCGGCGCCACCACCATCACGGCGCTGGTCAGCACGCGCATCAGCCCCGACCGCCGCAAGAAGGGCGAGGCCCTGCCGGCGCTCGTCTACCGCGTCTCGTTCAGCGACCCCATCAAGACCCTCGCGGGTCCGCACGCGTCCATGACCCGCAGCGACATCCAGATCACGGCATTCGCCACGACGCGCGCCGCGGTGCGGGACATCATCAACGCCTGCGCAGTTGTCTTGGACGGGTACAGCGGGGAAACTGGTGGTGTGGTCTTTCGCGGCATCATCATCGACGGCATCGACACCACGTTCTACGACCCCGCCGCGGGCGAGAACGACGGCGTCTACGCCGCCACGCTCACGGTGCGCGCGATGCACGGGAGCATCTGATGGCACTGACCTCACAAGGCACCGCCCTCTACTTCGGCGTCCCCTCGCTGCTGGCCTCGCAGGTCGGGGACATCAAGAGCCTGAGCGTCTCGGGCATCACGCGCTCCGAGATCGTTCGCTCGGGCCTTGCCGACACGACCAAGCAGTACCTCGGCGGCGTCGTCGACTACGGCACCATCGAGCTGCAGATGAACTACACGCCGTCGATGGGCGGGCTGCGACCACAGTCGAGCGAGCTCGAGGCGCAGTCGTACTACATCTCAATCCCGCTTTCGCCTGTCTCGACGCAGCACTGGACATTCACTGCGTGGAAGCAGTCGATGACGGTCGAGGCAGCAGTCGACGGTGCCCTGTCGGGCACCCTCACCCTCAAACTCAGCGGAGCGATGACCGTAGGCCCCGGCTTCGGCGTCTCAATCTCCGAGGAGTCTTGATTCCACCAACCACGCACCACCACTGAAAGGGCAGACACATGGCAGCGAATCCCGCACAAGGCACCGTCCTCAAGAAGGCTACGACCGTCATCGGCGACATCACCTCGATCAGCCTGTCGGGCATCACCCGCGCGGAGATCGACGTGACCTCGCTCGCGGACACCGGCAAGAAGTACCTCATGGGTACCGTCGACTCGGGCACCGTCGAGGTCGGCTTCAACTACGACGAAGCCCTCGCCACCTACATCCCCGCGACCACCGAAACCACGTCGTCGGCCTGGAGCATCACCGTCGCGACGGGCGCGACGCAGACGCAGGTCATCTCGTTCAACGCGTTCGTGCAGTCGTTCAGCATCGAGGCTGGCGTCGACGCCGCGCTGACGGGCAACCTCACGCTCCGCATCGACGGTGTCGTGACCTTCGGCACGCCGTCCTGATTGTCTGACGGCGTCGGAATGGTTAGGATGAGGACATGACCACCTCCCCCACCGGACATGCAACCAAGGACGCCATCCTCGCCCTCGCAGGCACGCTGCAGATCGAGCGCGTCGAGATCATCGGTCTCGACGCGCCGATCTTCCTGCGCGCCCTCAGCGCGAAGGAGCGCGACTCGTTCGAGGCATCGTGCATGGCAGGGCGCGGCAAGAGCCGCAACCTCAACATGGAGAACGTCCGCGCGAGGCTGCTCGTGCGTTCGATCTGCGACGAGCAGGGCACCCGTCTGTTCGCCGACCATGATGCCGATGCCCTTGGTGGCGTTCCGGCCGCAGTCATCGACCGCCTCTTCAACCGCGCGCAGGTCCTGTCGGGTCTGTCGCAGGGAGATGTGGAAGAGCTCGCGGGAAACTGAGATCGCGCCCGGGGCGGAGGTTCATCTTCCGCCTCGCGGCGCAACTCGGCATGACGGTGGAGGACATGCTCGGGCGCATGAGTTCGCGCGAGTTGTCCGAGTGGCAGGCCTACGACCAGATCGAGCCGATCGGTTGGTATCGCGTCGACCTTGCCGCAGCCATCATCGCCGCGCTGCTGGCCAACCAGAACCGCAAGAAGGGGGCTCCTGCGTTCAAGCCCTCCGACTTCATGCCGTTCCTCGAGAAGCCCGAAATCGATCCCCTCGACTTCGACGCCATCAGGTCGGCCCTCGCACCGCTGACCCGCTGATGGTGGCAACGCTTACCACGAGCAACCATCAAGAGGACCACTGATGGCAACCATCGGCAACCTGTTCGTCAAGGTCGGCGCTGATGTCCAGCCGATGCTGAAGTCGCTCGCGGAAGCGCAGGGACGCATCGCCCAGTGGTCCAAGTCGATCGCCGCCACCGCAACCGGCGCCGCCGGCATGGTCGCATCCGTGCTGCCGGGCGAGATGGGCGCAATGGCCAGCCGCATCATGAGCGGCATCCAAGGCATCGGCAACGCCGCCAGCGGGGTCAGCGGCCTCGTCACCTCGCTCGGCAGTTCGATGGCTCTGCTCGCCAACCCCATCGGCATCGCCGTCGTCGCCGCGACCGCGTTCGTGGCCGCTGGAGCCGCCGTGGGGGCCGTCATCGTCGGCATGACCATGAAGGCCGCCCGACTCGGCGACCAGCTCAAGGAGACCGCTGACGAGCTCGGGACGACTGCCGAGGGCTTCCAGCGCCTCGAGTACATCGGCACCGCCGCGGGTGCAGGCCCCGAGAAGATCCGCGCCAGCATCACCAAGATGCAGATGGCCATCGCCAGCGCGGGACAAGGCAGCAAGGAGTCGCTCGACTCGTTCAAGCGCCTCGGCGTCGACCTCCAGCAGCTCGGCAACATGGACCCGAGCGCCGCCTTCGAGACCCTCATCGGCAAGATCCGCGAACTGCCAAGCCACACCGACAAGGTGAAGGCGCTGCGCGATGTGTTCGGCAAGGGCGGCGCAGGGCTTGCCGGCCTAGTCAAGTTGTCCGCCGACGAGATGGCCGCGCTCAGCAAGGAGGCCGAGGCGTTCACCATCAAGGAAGGCTCGGTGCAGGCGCTCGCATCGCTGCAGGATTCCATCGACACGCTCGGCCTCGGCTTCGAGCGCATCATGACCGAGGCGTTCGCGCCGTTCGCGCCCATGCTGCAGATCATCACCGACGGCCTGAAGGAACTGTTCGCGCAGTCGTCGGGCTCGTTCTTCCGCGAGTTGGAGAACGTCGCGGTCGTCATCGCTGGACTGCTCGACCTGCTGATGCCGACCGTCTACAACCTGATGGGCCTCTTCAACGTGCTGCAGGCCATCAGCGGCCTGCTCCGCACCGTCATGATCGGCGCACTGGTGCAGGTGCTCAGCCTGCTGCATGGCATCGTCGAAGTCATCAACTACATCCCCGGCGTCGAGATCCCCACGGGCGCGCTCGAGCGGTCGATCAAAGAACTGCAGCGCATCCGCGACGAAGCCGCCTCGGGCGCGCTCGAGGACTTCGCCGAGAGCGGCCAGCGATTCGGCCAGGCCTTCGAGGCCGGCATGGCCAACATGCAAGGCGCGGGGCAGTTCAGCGCCGCCCTCGACGAGTTCCGCAAGCAGCGCGACGAGCTCGCCAAGACACCGCCCGCCACGGGAGGCGGCTTCACCATCGTCGACCCCGAGGCGATGAAGAAGGCCGACGAGCTCAAGTCAATCCTCGACAAGCTGCAGGAGCAGGCCGACGCGGTCGGGCAGTCGGAAGCCGACCTGCTGCGCGGTCAGCTCACCAAACTCGGCGCAACGGCCGAGCAGATCGAGAAGGCCATCGCGCTGCAGGAGCGGGCCATCGAGGGCAAGGAAGCGGCCAAGTCGCGCGACGCCGTCGCCAAGCAGCTCGAGGACCTCGCGCGCAAGTCCGACGAGCTGCGGCTGTCGGAGGTCGACCTGCTCGCCGCGCAACTCCAGCGGCAGAACGCAACCGCCGAGCAGATCGCCGAGGCGCAGCGGCTCACCGACGAGATCACGCGACTGGAGACCGCTAAGCGCAACGCCACCGACGTCACCAAGCGCATCGACGACCTGAAGAAGAAGTTCGAGGAGCTGCAGATGAGCGAGGACGAGTTCCTC